TTGTTGACCGTCTTGAAGGTAAGATGAAGCTTATTGAGCTTGCTCTTACTATGGCATACGAAGCCAAGGTTAATTATAATGATGTGTTCTATCAAGTAAGAATGTGGGACACCATCATTTATAACTATTTGAAGAAGAGGAATATAGTAATTCCTCCCAAGAATAGATCAGCAAAAAACGAAAAGTATGCAGGTGCTTATGTCAAGGAACCGAAACCAGGAAAGTATGATTGGGTTGTTAGTTTTGACCTCAATAGCTTGTATCCTCATCTTATTATGCAATACAACATTTCCCCAGAGACCATCAGGGAAACTAGACATGCCAGTGCGAGCGTTGAAAGGATCTTAAATCAGGAGTGTAAATTTGATGGAGATTATGCAGTTTGTGCGAATGGAGCGCAATATAGGAAGGATGTGCGTGGGTTCCTTCCTGAACTCATGGACAAGATGTATGGAGATCGTGTTGTCTTCAAGAAGAAGATGCTACAGGCAAAACAGGAGTATGAAAAGAATCCGTCCGATGCCCTCACAAAAGAGATTGCTAGGTGTAACAATATCCAGATGGCGAAGAAGATCGCCCTTAATAGTGCTTATGGTGCTATCGGCAATCAGTACTTCAGGTATTACAAACTTGCTAATGCAGAAGCAATTACTTTGTCTGGCCAAGTATCCATACGTTGGATAGAGAATAAAATGAATACAAAGATCAATAAGATCTTAAAAACTGAGGATGTTGATTATGTTATTGCTTCGGATACTGATTCCATCTACCTTAATCTTGGTCCTTTGGTTGACCGTGTATACGAGGGAAGAGAGAAAACTAATGAAGGCGTTGTTGGGTTCCTTAACAAGGTGTGTGAAACTGAATTTGAGCCTTTTATTGAGGGTTCTTACCAAGCGTTGGCCGACTACGTAAATGCTTATGATCAGAAGATGTTCATGAAGAGGGAGAACATTGCTGAACGTGGTATATGGACTGCCAAGAAGAGATACATCTTAAATGTGTGGGATAGTGAGGGTGTTCGTTATGAAGAACCTAAGTTAAAGATGATGGGTATTGAGGCAGTTAAATCCTCTACTCCTGCACCTTGTAGAACTATGATTAAGGATGCCCTAAAGATAATGATGAACGGAACAGAAGATGAGGTTATTGACTTTATTGAAAAGTCTCGTAAGGATTTTAAGAAACTTCCACCTGAAGATATTGCATTCCCTCGATCTGCATCTGATGTAGAAAAGTATAAAGCACATGCTACAATATATGCAAAAGGAACTCCTATACATATACGGGGTGCATTATTGTATAACCATTATGTCAAAAAACATAAGTTAGATAATAAGTATTCCCTCATTCAAAATGGAGAGAAAGTCAAATTCTGTTACCTGAAAAAACCTAATATTATTCATGAGAATATTATTTCGTTTATTCAGGACTTTCCTAGTGAGATCGGTCTTGACAAGTATGTTGATTACGATCTACAATTTGACAAATCTTTCTTAGAACCACTCAAAATCATACTTGATGCGATTGGTTGGAATGTAGAAAAAACTGTAACCTTAGAGGCATTTTTTACCTAAATGGACTTACCTATTAACGATAAAGATTTGGCAACAATCATTAATGCTCTTTCGCTTGGTGGTGATGCTAGACTCTATCATCTTTTAAAAGAAATTAAAGAAGTGCGTGATCTTAATCCAGACGGTCCATATAAGAAAATTCTTCGGGAAGAAAGAGGTATGGTAATTTGATGGCAGCACTTGTTATTGCTCTTCCACAAGAGGCAGAGGGGATACAAGGATATCCAATTTACTTAAGTGGATGTGGTAAAGTAAATGCCGCGATTGCTACAATGAAAGCAATTAGAGATGGTCATAATTTTATTATCAACTTTGGTTCTGCTGGAACTGTAAGTGATGTTACTGGTCTCGTAGAAGTGACTGGATACGTGGATAGAGACATGGATGCGAGAGCATTACAATGTGAGCTTGGACAAACTCCCTTTGAGGATGGTATAATAATAGGTGAACATGGTGTAGTGTGTGGAAGTGGAGACAAATTTGCAACATCTAAACCAGAAATTTCTTGTGATATTGTAGATATGGAAGCATATGCTATTGCTAAAACCTGTCACAAAGAAGGAGTAAAGTTCAGAAGTTGGAAGTATATTTCTGATGCTGCTGATGAAAACTCAGCAAATGACTGGGAAGAAAATGTCCATAAGGGCAATTCCCTATTTCAGAAAATGCTTTATCGTGGAGGATTATGGTAAAGTGGCCAACTATTATATTCATGCTGGTAATACATTTACTTGCAGGAGTTGCATTGCTTCCCCAGTTTTGGAGTTGGGGATCAGTGGCAACTCTTTTTATTCTCTATTGGGTAACAGCATGTCTTGGTGTCACTCTAGGTTATCATAGGTTATTATCACATAGATCATTTAAAGTTCCTCAATGGTTGGCAAGATTCTTTGCTACTTGTGGAGCATTAAGTGCAGAGTATGGTCCTATCACATGGGCAGGAATACATAGACAACATCATAAGTATTCAGATACTAATGAAGATCCACATGATATGAATAAAGGATTTTGGTGGAGTCATATAGGATGGATGTTTGTTGATGTTCCTGCTGAGAAAGAAGCATATAGATATACTGCAGACCTGAGAAAAGATTCTTACTTTAGATGGTTGGATAAGTATTTTCTATTACTTCAAATTCCTTTAGGTTTTTTTCTTTTCAGTTTAGGTGGATGGTCTTATGTGTTATGGGGTATCTTTTTACGGTTAGCTGTAGTGTATCATGTAACATGGTTGGTCAATTCTGCAACTCATACATGGGGAGAAAGACCATATGATACTGAGGATAGTTCCCGTAATAATAAGTGGGTAGCAGTATTAACCTTTGGTGAGGGTTGGCACAATAATCACCATGCATATCCAAGTTCTGCTAAACAAGGATTACAACGTGGACAGATTGACTTAACGTGGTATCATATAGTAGTATTAAAGAAACTTGGTCTTGCCACTAACGTTCGTATATTTTAAACATGGATTTTCTGAAAGAAATTGTTAAGGAGATAGGAAATGAGTACACCCAACTCGCATCCGATATTGACGAAACTGAAAGCTATGTGGACACAGGTTCGTTCATCTTTAACGGATTGGTTTCAGGTAGCATATTTGGTGGTGTATCTAGCAACAAGATTACTGCTATTGCTGGTGAAAGTAGTACAGGAAAAACTTTCTTCTCTCTCGCAGTGGTTAAAAATTTTCTTGAGTCTAATCCTGATAGTTATTGTCTCTATTTTGATACTGAAGCCGCAGTTAATAAATCATTACTTGAGTCTCGTGGCATTGATTTAAACAGACTTGTTGTTGTTAATGTTGTTACTATTGAGGAATTCCGAACCAAGGCACTTAAGGCAGTTGATAAATATCTACAAATGCCCATAGAGGATCGCAAACCATGTATGTTTGTGTTAGACTCGTTGGGAATGCTTTCCACCGAAAAGGAAATAACTGATGCCTTGAACGATAAACAAGTTCGAGACATGACCAAATCTCAATTGGTCAAAGGCGCATTTAGAATGCTCACTTTAAAGTTGGGTCAAGCAAACATTCCACTCATAGTTACAAACCATACCTACGATGTCATTGGATCTTATGTCCCTACTAAAGAAATGGGAGGAGGCTCTGGTCTCAAATACGCCGCGTCTACGATCATTTATCTTTCAAAGAAAAAAGAAAAGGATAAGACGGAGGTTGTTGGTAACCTTATTAAAGCTAAGACGGCAAAAAGTCGTTTAAGTAAAGAGAATAAACAAGTTGAAATACGTTTATTCTATGATGATCGTGGTCTTGATCGTTATTACGGTCTATTGGAACTCGGTGAGATCGGAGGACTATGGAAGAATGTCGCAGGAAGATACGAAATTGGTGGTAAAAAGTTATATGCAAAACAGATTCTTGCCGAACCAGAGACTTACTTTACCAATGATGTAATGCAAGCTTTAGATGAGATTGCACGAAATGAATTTAGTTATGGATCATGAATAATATAAAGATTTTAAAAAAAGGAATAGATGTATCATCAGTATTAAATCAAATTAAAAACAGTAAAGAAGATTGGGGTAATCAAAGAAAGGATGCTGAAAGTTTAATTGATCGAGGATATGATGATATTGATGTAGGTAATCTTCAATTGATAATGGGAGCAGTAAAAAATAAGGAAGATTTTGTAGGAGATTCTGAACTTAATGTTCCAACTTCAGCATACCAAAGACACACTGAAATTATTAGAATTATAAAAGAAGAGATACCTAATAGAGATATTCATAGATGTGGGTTCCTTTCTCTTCCTATTGATGGGTATGTTGGTGCTCATATAGATGAGGGAACTTATTATTTGACTAGGGATAGATACCATTTATCCATCCAAGGACAGTATCAATATTTTGTTGGAAATGAAACTGTGATAGTTGACCCAGGCACCTTATTGTGGTTTAATAATAAGATGCCACATGGTGCTGTGAATCTTGGTGATAACACTAGGATAACCTTTGTTTTTGATATGCCACATGGAAACGGTTGAATTTCTGATACTCCGAAACCTTCTTCATAATGAGGAGTATGTTCGTAAGGTTATCCCTTTTCTTAAAGCAGATTATTTTGAAGATAGAAATCAGAAGATTGTTTTTGAAGAGATAATAAAATTTGTAGAGCAGTATAATAAACCTGCCACAAAAGAAATACTTTGTATTGAAGCAGAGAAGAGGCAAGATATTACAGATGATTCATTTAAAGAAATCACTAATTTAATTGGTTCTTTAGATGATAAATTATCAGAGTTTGAATGGTTAGTTAATACAACTGAGAAATGGTGTAGAGATCGTGCTATATATTTGGCATTGATGGAGTCTATACAATTAGCAGATGGAAAGGATGACACTAAAGGAAGGGATGCTATTCCTGCTATTCTCAGTGATGCTTTGGCTGTGTCTTTCGATAGTAATGTAGGACATGATTACTTAACCGATTATGAAGCAAGATACGAATCGTACCATAGGAAGGAAGATAAGATCCCGTTCGATCTTGAATACTTCGACAAGATTACGAAAGGGGGTTTACCGAATAAGACTCTCAACATTGCTCTTGCTGGCACAGGGGTTGGAAAGTCTTTATTCATGTGTCATGTGGCAAGCTCAGCTTTGCTCCAGGGAAAGAACGTCTTATACATCACTCTCGAAATGGCAGAGGAAAAGATTGCGGAGAGGATCGATGCTAATTTACTTAATGTTCCAATACAAGATATAACAGATCTTCCTAAAGTAATGTTTGAGAATAAGGTAACTAATCTTGCTAAGAAGACTCAAGGAACCTTAATTATAAAAGAGTATCCTACTGCATCTGCACATTCAGCACATTTTAGATCTCTTCTAAATGAACTGGCATTGAAAAAATCATTCAGACCTGATATAATATTCATAGATTATCTTAATATCTGTGCCTCATCTAGGTATAG